GGTTGACTATTTACAGACATTATGATATTATTAAATTGTATTGATGAGTAGACCTTGGTCAAAAGTCAATACGCTTAAACTAACGGCCTTGTGCCATAATTAAGAGGTAATAATGACTACAAATAATACAATTGTATCCATACTTTCAAAAATGGGTATAACTGCTAAACATATAATAAACACTTCAAAAGAAAAAGTGTTTGATGTTTACTTAACGCTAAAAGACATAGAATCTGCTAAAGATTTTATTGATTTTATCCCACAAAAATATCAAAGAAAATACATTGCAAAGTACAATAAAAAGTTTTTAGACGGTATTGCTAGAACTTTATTTTGTGACCATCAAAATTTTGACATCACACAATTACATATGCGATTGTACAATAATGCCAGACCGACAGTTGATTTAGATTCAGGCAACAGAAAAGTCTATGCAGAAATCCTAGATGGCCTGCAGAGATTATACACGCTTGTTGTTTTCTACTTAAATGATAAAGAGAACTACAAACTGCCTAGTATCCAAACCAACAATGTAGATGGCTCAGAGATTGACTTAACCAATCTAACATTTAAAGAGTTGAAAACAAAGTATCCAGACTTCTACAAAGAAAAGTTTGAAAACAGACTTGTTTCAATTAAGTGTTATGTACAAATCAATGACGCTGACGCTTGTGTGTTGTTTAGAGATATATTAAATTATCAAAACAAGATGAACGCTCAGATGTTAAGAAATGCTAACGATACTGAAGTTGCAACCGCAATAAGAACTGCCGTTAGAATGCTAGAACATCAAATTAAAACTCACACAACACCAAACAATACTGTGATAAATGCGTTTGATGTTTTTGATTACACACTCTCAAAAGACAATAAAGTGATACCGTCATATGTAAATAGTGATTTTACAAATGATGAATTGCAACAAGAAGAAGTTGTTGCTAGTTGTGCCACTTACTTTGTTAAGAGAACATCTATACAACCAAAAGAGATAGACAAACTCTATGAAGATAAAAAGTATAAACAAACTGCTCCATGGTTCGCTAACTTTGAAAAGACCTTTAGACAGTTTAGTGAGATTGTTAAATCTTTACCGCAAGATAAAGAACTATTAACACCAAAAGTCTTCATTAGATTTTTTATGTTCTATTTTCATTTAACTTTAAATAATGTGAAAGTGATAACACATACCACATTTGCCAAGAAGTTTTATACCAGTTGGTTAGACCTAAAGAAACTGACCAAAGAAGAACGAAGACTTGGTCACAAGAACAATGCTTTTGAGAGAAGTACAAACAACAAAGACTCAAAACATTTACAGATAACATTAGATTATTTGTTTCAAACTTTCCAGTCCAGTGATTTGAAAGATTGGGGTTGCGCCGTGCTAGACACGAAAAGAACCTTTACCAAAAAACAAATTGATGACGCCTTGCATAGACAGAATCATATTTGTCCGAAGTGCGATATTGAAATAGATGAGAGTCAGAAAACTGGCGGCCACTATATCACATACTGCTTTGGTGGTAAGACCGAAGAAGATAATTTAAGAGTGTTGCATAAGAATTGTAATACATATGACCATGTTAAAACGGCCGCTTAAATTTAAGAAACTACCAAATATAGATAGAAGGGCGTATAAAGGAATCTATACGCCCTTAAATCCAGCCAAGTATAAAGGCAACGTAAAGAACATAACCTACAGGTCTAGTTGGGAAAAAAGATTTATGGTCTATTGTGACAAGACCAGACAAATTGTTGAATGGGGCAGCGAAGAACTTTTTATACCTTACAGAGGCGTAGATAATAAACCACATAGATATTATCCTGACTTTTATATGAAGATCAGACAACCTAACGGCACATATAAAAAATTTATAGTAGAAATCAAACCTAAATATCAAACAAGAAAACCACAACCAGGTAAGATTAAATCAGCATATTTTAAGAAGTCATTATTGACATATGAAACAAATAGACGTAAATGGTCAACAGCATTTGCTTTCTGTAAAAAGCATAATATGACGTTTAAAATACTGACCGAAGATCATCTAAAGACCTTTTAAATCATCATAAATAGTAGTATGGCAAGTGTATTTGACACAATCAAAATGAAGGCAGGAGATACTGACCGTTCTAATAACTGGTACAGAGGACAGGTTAATAGAATAGCAAGTGGTACTACTGCTAGAGAATTGTTTAGACAAGGTAAACTAGCAAGACGACCTAGTGTAGGTAGATTAAATCTATTTGGGTATAATCCTAAATTAAGAAAAACTTTACCATACTATGATGTATTCCCATTAGTATTACCTTTAGAAGCAATATCAGGTGGGTTTATAGGTATGAACTTTCATTATCTACCACCATTATTGAGAACAAGATTATTAGAACGTATGCAAGCGACAGCAACAGATAAAAATTTTGATAGAAATACAAAGTTTGATGTAACCTATTCAGACGTAAAAAATTTAAACATAGTTAAACCAACAATTAAAAAATATTTGTACTCATATGTTCAGACAGGTTTTTTAAGAATAAATGCAGATGAAGCAGCGACAGCAATATATTTACCTGTACAGAGATTTAAAAAGGCTTCAGAGGCAAGAGTTTATGCAGATAGTAGGAGATTTATCTAATGGCAATAATTAGACAACGATTACCAATACCAGGACCATTTGATATTAGAATAGGTTTACCTAGAGATAAAGGTTTTGATCCAAACAAAGCAAGAAAGAGATTAGAACAAAAAGCAAATCCAGAAACTACAATTAATAGATTTAGAAGTATGGTTTCAGGTGCTGAAGGTTTATACAGACCTGCTAAATTTTTTGTTGCAATAGAATTTCCTCAGGCAATAAGAAATGATATTGATATACAAAATGAGTTTACTGAATACAAAATGGATGCTGATTTTTTAAGATCAACCAGAAATACTGTTAAAGATAGATTATATTTTTTCTGTTCAGACGCCTCACTACCAGAAAGAACAATACAAGACGCTGATGTAGGTGGCACATATGGACCTGAAAGAAAAATAGGTAGGGGTTTAGAGTTTGCACCTATTAGTTTACAATTTATGCTTGACTCAGAATTACAAGAACGTACAATATTTGAAGCGTGGCAGAACCTTGTTATAAATGAGAGAACATTTAACGCTAATTTCTATGACGAATATATCGGTAGAATATTCATATATCCTCTACATGAAAATAGAAATGAAGCAACACCAAGTAGAACACAGTTTCCTGCCACAAACGCAGCTGCAGGACCTTTGGCAAGATTATCACTATCAGGATATTATTGTGAGATGATAGAAGTATATCCTAAAACGATAGGTTCAGTAGAATTATCATACGGTGCTGCTAACACATTTGCTAAACAATCAATAACATTTAATTACAGATACTGGAGATCAGGTGCCACTTTACATGACCATGAAAAAGGTGAGGAGTTTGGTGACATTGATGGCGTAGGAACTATAAAAGATCCTAAGATTGGTGGTATCTTTGGTAGTCTTATAAGTAAATTACCACCTGAATTAAGAAGAGCGGGAAGAGATGTTATACAACAAGTTAGAACAAGATTCCCAATAGGAAGAATATTTGGAGGAAAAGTATTTCCCCCATTTTTTTAAATAATTACAAAGGAGTGAAACATTATGGCTTTACCATTAAACGAAGTACCAAATTATACTTGTAAACTTCCCTCAACAGGACAAACTATTACATACAGACCTTTTCTTGTAAAAGAGCAAAAGGTTATGTTAATGGCAATGGAGAGTGAGAATGACAAGGAGATAGGGCAAGCAGTCACAGACACAATGCAATCATGTATAGTTTCTGACATAGACATCGCTAAATTACCTATCTATGATTTTGAATACTTGTATTTAAAGGTCAGAGCAAAGTCAGTCGGTGAAACAGTTAAATTAAGAATAAAGTGTCCAGATGATGAAAAAGAAATTGTTGAAAAGGAAGTTAACATTGATAAGATAGAGGTAGACATACCAAAAGATCATACAAATAAAATAGAGTTTGAATCTAATTATGGTGTTGTTATGAAATATCCTACAATTAATACGTTTCAAAACGTGCCTGAATCAACAACTGCTTTATCATTTAAGTTGGTACAAGATTCTATTCAAACAATCTACAAAGGTGATGAAGTTTATGATAGAAATAACATCAGCGATGAGGAACTTGAAGAATTTGTGAACAATATGACACAGGCACAATTTACTAAAATACAGACTTTCTTTGACACAATGCCACGAGTTAGACATAAAATCAAATATCAGAACCCTAAAACAGGCAAAGAATTTGAGATGAATTTAACTGGTACATCTGATTTTTTTTAATTACCCTTTCACACGAAAGCCTTGAAAATTATTATAGGGTGAACTTTTTGTTAATGCACCATCATAAATATTCATTAACAGAGTTAGAGATGATGTTACCGTGGGAAAGGGAGATATACGTTGATATGTTGATACAACACATCAAGGAAGAGAACGACAAAATTAGAGAGCAAGAACGCTCAAGGAGAGGATAATGCAAATAATTAATAACACAAAAAATACGATAAAAACAGTATGGTGGTTTTTCAAAGAAGAATTACCTCAGTTTTTGTCAAACTGGAGAACTGTGCCTAGACTTATGATGGTCTTATACGGTATGGTATTCTACAATACAATGCAATGGTTTATGGCACTTGAAGCCCCTAACAACGCACAAGCAGGTTTTGTATCTGTTGTTGTAGGTGCAGGTGCAGCTTGGTTTGGTTTATATGTGAATGGTAAAAAAACAAACATACAAAACAAGTAATTAAATGGCAGACAGGCAAGATTTTAAAGCACTATTAAAAGAGCAAAAAGAAAAGAAGCAAAAAGAAGTAATCTCTATTGCTGAAGCGACACA